CCGGGTCGGTAAACATCACCACCCACGTTGTTGTCACGTTGCCCCGCTTAACTCGGAACGTGTCGCCGGCAGTCACTGCTGTGGTGCTGGCTGGCGTCCAGATATGTGCCCTCCTGATCGTCTGCCGCTCGGGCTGTTCGATCAACCTCACGCACCGTGTCAGACTTCCGCCGCTCACCTTTGTCCAGGTCGCGGTTTCGCCCAATTCATCGGTGTTCAAGATTGCTGCACAGTCCAGTGCAAACTGTTCGCGAAGGCTCATTTGCTGGCCCTCTGTGTCTGCTCGGGAATTTCCTCCACAGCCACTTTGGTCAGATACTTACGGACCACCAATTCCTGCACCTGATTTTCGAGACCGACACGCAACGCCTGTGGAGTCTGCAGGTCAATTTTAACAGGCTCATCGCCCACCTCAATTTTACCTGCAGACGGATTGCCGGGACGCTTCGGCCCGATTCGAAAACCAAAGGACTTGCCGCTTGCGACTGGTCCTTTGGTGACTGTGATGCTTTTCAGTGCCATTCGATCAACTCCGCAAATCCGCCGCCAAAAAATGCCTGCCCGCTGTGGCGGACAGCGAACAGGCCACCGCATCCCGTCGGATGCGGTGTTGCTCGATCAGACCGCCATCAGGTGAACGTGGTCAACACCGCGTTCCACCATGCGCCGTAGCCGATGTTGTAGCGTGCATAGGTGCCCATCTGCAGCTGCTTCATGTTCATATCCTCGGCGCCCTGAACGTTGGCCGTCAGTGATTCGCGGGGCTGGAAAATGAAGGGTCTCAGCGGCACGTCAACACGCAACAGATACCACTTCGCTGCGCTGCTCAGATGCGTGCTCATGGCAACGGTTGGCGTGTCAAGGACAACGTTGGTGCCGCCGCTGTTGTTGAGGATCTGATTGAATGCCTTCTTGGCAATCGTTTCCAGCGCTCGCGGAACAAGTGCCACGAACTGCATTCCCGAATTCAGCCCGGTAATCACGTCCTCGTGCAACGGTTCGCCGTTGTCGTCCTTGAACCCCATCATCGCGCTTCGGGCTGCTTCGTAGCTGCCCAGAAACTCGTCAATCGTTGGCGTGGTGCCGGTCGCTGCAGCGTAAGTCAGGTCGTTGTCCTGACTGCCGCTGTTGCCCCAGCTGTGATCAGTGTCAAAGAAATTCTGACCGTCGAAACACGCTGTGCTTTCGCCGTTCACAATCGCACTCATCAGCAGTTTGTCGGGATGTCGCGCGGCTCGCTGTGCCAGTGTGGTCAACGCGCCGTCATACAGCCCCAGTCTGTCGTCCGCAACGTCCTTCTTCTCGATCTCCAGGGAGCCTTCCCACTCTTTGTTGGCGAGTGTGTAGGTCGCCCCGCGCAGCTTGTTGTAAACGCGGTCGCCGAGGTACTCGCGGATGGACGGCATGGCACCGAGAATGCCATACTGTTCGTCTGCACCATCGGACGGCGTCACGGTACAAATTGACGGATAGAATGTCTGCACGGCAGACGCTTCACGGTTGAACTTCGCGGTGAGTGCTCGGCTTGCCGCGATTGCCTTGGCAGTATCAAGTGCCATTGTGAAAACTCCTCAAACAGAAATGAAATGCGGTCAAACCAAACAATCAGGAACCACGGTTTTCAAGATCAGCAACACGAATCTGCAGATTGCGAATCACGCTGAGCACAGTGTTGGCTTCGTCCTGTGTGGAAAAGCCGAACGGGCTGCTGTTGGTCGCGTTGGCAATCGCATAGTCCGGTGTGCCGGGCGATGTGTGGGTGATCGTCGTCAGCGGTGCCACCGGCAACGCCCCAGTGCCCACCGCGTCGATGTCAACACGAATCTTCGTGCTGCTGATGAACTCCGTGACCATGCCAATCGGCACGGATGCGGTGCTGATGCTGACGCCGACCGTGAAATTGTCCTCAGCGTAGACTTTGCTGCCTACGTCTGCCTGCGCGAATCCGGTGCCCTGCAGCACGAATTCACCCTCTGCCCAGACCTCAACAGTGAGATCGCCGGCACTGCCGCTGCTGTTGTCCTGCTCGCCGACCGCAACACCAACGAATCCATTCACTCCGGTTGCTGTCACGTCCGTGGCGTAGCCTGCAGCCGTCAGGAATACCAACGTGCCTTCGTAAATGTGCACTGACGCTGCCACTGGGTAGCTACGTCGCCCTTCTCGCTTCTCGATCACCTGATTTGCCGTGACGGCCATTGTTCTGCCCTTTCAACTAAAGACCAACTCAAACCACGCCTGACCGTCAGGCTTTGTTTGCGTGCTTCACGTACTCTTCTTCGGTCATGCCGAACGTCATGCCGCGTTTCTGCAGGTCTGCAAACTCTGCCTTCAGCCCGGAATGCGGGTCGCTTTCCTGCGGTGTGATGGATGCCGACAACACGGGATTTCGTGCAACCACCAACGCACTCAATGCGGTTTGTGTCTGTTCAACACTGAATCCAGCATCGACAAACGCGTTGAACTTGTCGCCGGCTCCAGCCAGATCACACAATGCTCGAATCTGTTTGCACCGCAGCCGCTCGACCTGTGCCAGATCCGCCGTTGCTGTCTCCACCACTTCCGGCTGCACCTCGACTGCCGACAGATCCGCAGCAGGCTGGACTGGTGCCGGTGTCTCCGAATTCACAACTTCCGCCGCCTGCGTTTCCGTGGCCATCGGTGCTCCTTTCGAGCTAAAATAGCGGTCCAAAAATCCTGCGATGCGTGCCCGGACCACGTCAGGCGTCGCATCGGTAAAATATGTGTCCAGCAGTGCGGTTGCTTGTGCCGGAAGATTCCGCAAGTCCGCATCTGCCAGACTGAACAGCCCGGTTCTCGTTGCCGCTGGCGTGTCAACCACGTCCGCCGCTCGTAATCTTGTGAATCGCATCGGCCAACGTGCTGCCTTGCGGTCTGCCGGTGCCATGTCTGGCAATGTGTCCTGCCACTGCTGCAGATTTGATTCATCCAGTGCCGTCGCCACGCTCACGCCGAAGGCTTCGGGATCTTGTTCGGCCATGTCCAGAACATAGGTGCCCAGATCGCCCTGCGGACTCGTGAATGCCGCGTCTGCAATGTGCAGATCGGCTCGAACGGTGTCGCCGTCAAGTCTGAAATTCGCCCACCTGCCCAAATACGAACCCATGCCGTCATTGGACATATTCGGATGCGTGAATCGGGCTTTGATGCCGCCGCGGGATGACTGCCCGAAGTCCACCACCTGCTGCAATGTCTGCATGTCGGCTGTCCACGGTCGCGCATCGCCTTCATTCAGGGTTCCGGCCTGCATGATGGATGCCCCGTAGATGACGTTGCCCTGACGGTCAACACGCTGTGGTGCCGTGCGGGAGGCGTCCGTCCGGAACATGCCTGCAGCTGGTGCGGTGTCAATTTGTGGCATTGGCTTCGTCCCTTGCTCGCATTTGCTTCTGAACCTTGCCGGCCCATGCCTGCCCAGGATCTCCGCCCCACAGTGCCCACGCAATCCGACCGTTTGACGGATAGCCCGGTTCGCCTGGACTGAATCCCTCGCCCTGCTTGTCAACCTCGTGACGTGCAAAGAATGACACCATGCGGTTGATGGTGCTCGGGCTGACAGCCTTTCCGTTGCTCAAGTCCCGTGCTCTGGCAACACCAACGGCAGTGCCACCACGCTTGTGCTCACGTCGCCATTCCAGGCCTTGCCGTGCCTCGTCTCTGACGCCTTGGGGCGGTCTGAAGTCGATGCCTGCGTACTTCTTCGGGACTGCCAGCAGTGCGGAACCGCGGGCAATCTGCCCCATGTCTGGCGCGTCGTCCGTGTTGTCGCTGTCGTCCTCTGTGTCCTGCGTGCCGTCCAGTCCCAACGATGCCCGATAGGCTGCTACGCGGGCTTCCATATCGGCTTTGACCAACTGCTCACGCTCGATCTGTTGCAGCGTCTCGTCAAAGTCCCGACCACGTGCCGCAAGTGATTCAGTCTGCGTCGTCAGCCCTGCAGAGATTGCAGCAACGTCCGCCTTGACTTCCTTTTCCGGGTCAACCCACGGCCATCCTGGCGGAATCCATTGGTGCTGCAGAAAATGGTCGCGGTTTTCTTCGTAGGTGATCGCGTCAACCGGCAACAGGCCCTGCATGACAGCCCGGTCAATGAATCGGCCCCAGACCTTACGCAACACCTGTTCAATCAAACAATACTGCCAGTTTTTGAACGTGATCCGGCCATCAATCAACGCCAACCGTCCGCCGCTGAAATTGTTCGTGAATTGCTTCGCCAGCAGTTCATACGGATATCGCAACGCCGCGGCCACACCGTGCAATGCCCATTCAACATACGGCGCCAGCGTGGTCCCTGGTCGTGCCGGGTCGCTGAACTGAACGCCTTCACCGTCGGCCAGATATTGAATGGTGCCGGGTGCCAAATCCTCAAGACTGCTGCGCCCAGCCAATCGGCCAGACTGTGCCATCGTTGTAGGATCTGTGACACCCGTGATAAATGCCCCGTAACATGCCGCAACCTGCTCAGCCACAAGGTGCGCGTGAACGAAGTCCTTCAGGTCCTTTAGCTTGCCCATTGCAGGGGATAGCCACGGGACGCCACGCAATTGCCCAGGCGTCAGTTCTTCGTAACAGTGCAGCAGATCCACCAGGCTGACTTCGTCCTCTTTCACGTCCACCTGCCAGGAATCGTATGGCAGGCTGCGACGAACAAACGCCGCAATCGGCTTGTTGTTGTTGTCCAGTCTCAAACCCAGTCGCCGGCGTTCGTTTGCCTGCATCCGGCTGTACGTGATGACGGGAATTCTCGACGGGCTGATGACTTGAACCGTCAGCGTCACCGGCTTTTCAGGATTCGCATCGTCTGCCATGTGCAGCCACGATTCGCCGTAGATTGCGTTGCACCGCTCCAGCATTCGCTGCTTTGCGAAGAACTGCTCGGACTCCGCCCACTTGGCGAAATACCATTCCGACATCACGCGGAATTCCTCCGCCTGTCGTGGTGTCAGAATTCCACGCTCAGCCTGTACTCGGCATTGCGGGCGGATGCCGGTCCCGATCACGTTGTCCACACGTCCATTGATTGCAGACGCTGCGAACACGTCGTTCCGATACAGATCGTTGGCCCGGTCGATCAGCTTTTCCAGCTCGTCCTGCAGCTGGTCGTTGCTGGTGTTCTTCGGGACAATCCAGTTCTCCCCGCGCAAACGATCGTTGCCAGCCGCTTCGTAGGCTGCGAAATTGTCAGCAGCCCGTGCCGCCATCATCATCCGCAATTCATGGTCAACACGTGCCTTCACGCGGCCTGCAGCCCAGCGCGGGGAAACTCGCTGAATGACGGCGTCCAGTCGCGTGTACTGTGCAGCGGACTTCACGCGGTCTGCATAGCTTGGTGTCTGGCTCATTGGCTGAACCTCACCAGATTACGCGCACCATGAATGCCGCCGCTCGCCTGTCGCCGCAGATCGGCTATGCGTGCGTCCAGTTCCGCCAACCATTCGCTCGTCGGCTCCTTCTGGACCATTTGCCCGTCCAGCGTGTACGCAACCACTGGCGCACCACCCAACAAAGCCGATTCGACCTTGTCGCGGATGCCTTCGTAGAGTGCCAATCGTTCGGTTGCGGATCGTGCCATGCTCGCACAATCGCAGACGCTCGCGCCGTTGTCGCCTGTGGTCTACCAAAACACTGGTATCAACTGCCCGAAATCACCGTCTTGAACCGATTGCCACAGGCGCAGGCCCGGTGCTGAATTCGCACGCCGTCCGTCTCGTGACTGCAATAGGCGGTCGCAAATTTGCCGCATGACGGACACATGCCGAACCCCGGAACAGCGTGCCGCGGTGTGTATTCTCGCCGTTCTGTGTATGCGGGGCTTTTTGGCGGTTTCATCGCAGATTCCTCACGAATTTCTGTGCTTTTTTACCCGAAATCACGCCTTTTGCGGCCTGAATTTCCGCCTGCCGCTGCCTTTGAGATTCTACCGTGTCGCTGTCGTAACGCAAAATCGACAACCCGACAAAGGACAAATACGCCGCGTCCAACAGGTGGTTGCGCGTGAATGTCTGTTGCCACTTCGTCACGCTGCCCTTCCCGACCTCAAACGCTGTGACCTCGCGTTCTGCGGTCAACTGTTTGGCCAGTTCGATCCGGTGCTCTGGCTGATCAGTCGCCGGCAGCAACAATGCCTGCGGAGATTCCACGGGAACGCTCAACGCCTGGTGTACTCGCCGCTTCCACAGGTCCGCGTTGTTCTGGTATTCGCGATAACGTCCGGCAGATCCGGTGAACAGCACGTCATGCCAGCCCTCACCGAGTTTCACCGTGATTTTTGAACGGTCCCGCGGTGCGTTGTAAACTTGCCCCAAATGCTGTTTGAATCCGAAACCCTTGCTGGTGTTCCACAGCGAATGCCGCGCGGCTTCCTCGCGGATGATGTCGGTCTCCCAGCCTGCGTCGATCAAAACAATGTCCGCCGACCGATTGCCGCTGTCCGATTGCCAGCCTGAATCAAACTTTTCCTGCAGCAGCCGGATAGCCTGCCGGAGTGCTGTTTTCAGGTCCGCCAGATCTCGCTGCACTGGCTCGAAACCGTAGTCGATACAGATCGGCTGTCCGTCCCGCTGCTCCGCCGTGACGAACCAATCCAGCTGTGCCGCCCGCACGTCCACGCCTGCCGCAATGCGGACAGTTTCAGGCGGGATCTGTCCACGCCGGTAATCGCTCTGGCGGTGCATGATCGTCCGGAAGTCCAGCGGTTCGACGGCCTGCTCCTTCGGTTGTGCCGGAAGTGCCCACGTCCATTGCAGCAACTCTCGTTCGCTGTTGTCCGCGTCGATCTCGCGCTTTCCTCGCCATTCATCGGCCCCAACAATTGCAGCGGTCACAAACGTATTTGTGGCTGCGGAATACCGAAACCCCATTGTTTTTGTTGCCGGTATGTCGCCGGTGACAATGCCGGCGGAATCAATGTGCTGCCCACGGTGCCGGAGTTTTGCACGCTGAAGCATCTCCCGCCGCTTGCTGTCGTCAAATAGCCATCCGCACGACGGGCAGGCCCATCGGCTGTTGGCTTCCGCCTCTGCCTCTGATTGTGCCTCTTGCCAGCCGTGAAGGTGCTCACGACTCGGACACACGTAATCGCCGCAGGAGTCGCACGGGAAAACCACCTCGCCTGCGGTCCCGTTCTGGTACTCCTGCCAAATCCGGCCATCCTCGACGGTGACAGTTGATTCCAGATAAATCCGCGCCTGCCCGCTCGCTCGGTATGCTCGAACGCGGCCCTCCATCTGTTTCAGTTTGGTGGCTTCGTCGGACTTGCCGCCGACTTCGTCTAGGTGCGAAACCTCAGTCACCACCAGCACAGGCCCGGTGAATCCGGCTCGTTTTTCATCGCCGCCGCCTGCCGTGATGAATTTCAAATTGGCCCCGTTTGTGAACTGAATCAGCTCCGGAGTGCTCCCACGACTGCCGGCTCCCCTCCGTGGCAGGAATCGTGCGTACTGGCTGGCCTCAATTGCCGGCTTGATGTCCAACTGCCACTTGTCGTTGGCCATCTCCATCGACGGCAGCCCGAACAAAACGGTCTGCTGACGCTCAAACAAATGGTACAGAATCGGCACGACCACAAACGCCAACGTCTTGCCGGACTGCTGCGGACCTGTGCACGCAAACCGGAAGAAATTTCCGGCGTCCACGGCGTCAAAGAACAGCCCATGTGCCGGCTGTCGATTGCACCTGAAACGCTGTCCCTGAAACGGCCCGTCAGGCAGGATGATTTCGGATTCAGCAAACTGACGAAGGCTCCGGAATGGGCGGATGATCACGTGCCGGCGAAAGATGTCAGCCAACGCCCGCCGGCTCGTTTTCGCGTATTCCGTCCACGGTATCGAATTCGGCGGTGTCTGCATGTGCATATGCGTTGTCCAATCCCCGCAGGACCTCGGCGTTCGCCTCCTCCAGCATTTCCCACACGTCGTTATTGCCCATCCGCTTCACGTGCTCAGCCAGTCGCCTGTACGGTCCCAGAATCGCCTGAACGGCCTCCTCAAAATCATTCAGCCTGACAATCTGCTGCCGTTGCTCCGCCAGCTTGATTTCCTCAATCTGTGCCTTTGCCATCCTGTACCGTTCGAGGCCCTCCGACTCTGATCCCACCAGCATTTCGTCGCCGGATGCTGTCGGCTCCGGCTGCAGCTGTGCCCGTGCGTGCCAGACCACCACGGCGTAAATCTCGGCAGTCTTGTCCGCATCGAACGATGGAAACGCCGGGTCATTCAGGTAGCGGGTGACGCACGCCGGCCCGACGCCCAGCACCCTCGCCAATTCGGACTTGTTTGCCCGCTTTTTGTGCCCCATGAATTAAATTCTGTTTTTTGACGGATTTTCAAAGTTGAAAACACAAAAATTCAGGGATGGGCAAAGCC